TTTGCTGACCATTGATTTGTGGCTTGCCTCCCATAAGAGACTGAATCATCGCGTTACTTCTGGCTTCCTTCGTCCCGCCTGTTCCAATGCTCTTGCGCACCGTCTCTCGCGTCGTATGCGGCGACTGCCGAATCGTGTTTTGATCTCCACCCAACATCGCGGCTGGATTGGCAAAAGTGATAAGCCGCCTGAATTCAGGCCGATTCTTCAGTCGGGCAACTTCATCAACGAACGCCTCGGCGTCGAACGACGCCCCTGACGCTTGGAACATAGGCCAGATGGGTGCCAGTTCGCGAACGAACTGGTACATCTCCTGAAGTTTTTGCTCAGGTGTCTTGAAGACCATCGAGTACGGTTCAACGCGAAACTCGTAGTCCTCAAACGCACCCATGCGATAGTCCGGCGTCCAGTCGCTGCGGACTTCGATTCCGCTATTTCCAACCGGCATCGACGACTGAAGTTCAAGAGTCTGGTCCTCCCACATCAGGTTTCCAAGATCCAAGATGCTGTCCGAAGCAAAGGAAACCACCCCCATCCGCATATCAGCCACGTTGCGAGACAACTCCCCGTGGATCAACTCCTCCTGACCCAGCGTAGCGGCCTGCGCCCCAAGCCCGCCCATCGCTTGAAGGTTGCCGCCGAATCGGTCGAATTCCTCCTGAATGAATTGCGACATCGCCATGTCCCGCTGGTCGATGCCGCCCGTCTCGAATTGCTTGATCTGCTCGGGGCTTTTGGCTCGATACCATCCGTTGCGCTCCGCCTTGCGTAGCCTATCGGCATCGTCTTCCATGCCGGGAGGGTAGACGTTCGTGACACGATGCGCGTCCGAATCCGCCTCCAGCCGAACGTGAAGCCGGTTCTGCTGAAGGTGCATTCCGAACAGGTTGATGGCAGGTGGTGCGGGGATGATGCGATCCGGCACGTCTCCCAAGGACAGAAACTTGTACGGTCCGGCTTGAGACCCTGTCCAGTCTCTTTCGATCAGCGGCTCCAGGTCGTCAGCGTAACACGGCATTGTGGCAATTGAATTGTTTTCCGCGATCCACACGTCTTGAAGCCAGACCATTTCCTTTAGATCGTCGTCTTCGGCTGAGCCAGTCCCGATTTCCCGTGCGGCACCCGCACCATCGTGTGCTTCTCGACTGGTCGGTGTGAGCTTGTCCTTGACCTTCTTGTTGTAGCCCGGTTCATCCATGACCTTTTCGTAATCCGCCCGGTAGCGGTGTCCGCAATACCGCATCTTGCTCAATTCCTTGGCGGGCATGTCCACGATCAGGTCGTCCAGTGAAACCCGGTTCAACCACGGTTCCCCCGGATCGAGCCACACGTCTTCCTCGGATTCCAGCAACCCGTGGAAGCGAGTGTCGGTGTCACGCATCATCACTACGCCACACCCGAGACAGAAAAACGCATCCAGAACGATTGACCTGAACGTCTTGTCCAGGCACATATCGCTGATGAGCTTGTTCAGATTGACCTCGAACCGTCTCGCAAACGGCAGCGTTTCCGTTCGCGGGGTCGAGACCAGAACTTGCGGGTTGTTCGCAGCCAGAACGACCGTGTAGATGCGGGCCGTCTGGTTCATCAAGTTGACCAGAATCTTGCCGTCATCCTGCGGCGTGGTGGTATCGTACCACGAACCGCAGTAGTGCTCGACCATCAGTTTTCGCACGCGACGATGCTTTTCGAGCGCCTCGCGCGAATTCTTAATGGCCTTCAGCAGTCGGCCGCGCTTTTCGGGATTGGCAAGGTCGATCATCGCAGTACCAAAAAAAGAGGGGGCCGCTTCGCGCGACCCCCTAATAGGCTGCGATGATTAGGCATCTCAACGGTAGCTAACCGCCTGTGCCTAAAGAGTAACGCTCAGCGTTACCCCCTATGTGTTTTCATTTTGCTCATCGGGTCTTACCTCCGATTTGTCCTTCTTGGGTCTTCCCGGTCCGCGTTTCGGCGGTTCTTTCGCTGGTTGAACCATGGCCTCGTGCTGGGACTTCGCGGCCATCAGGTGCATCGCCGCTTGCGTGACCTGTTGCATCTCGGTCGCCCCTAAGTTGGAACGAACCCTTCCCAGCACAAACTCAAGCTCCTTGTCCAACCCCTTCGTTGATTTTTCTATCGCCTTGTAGTGTGCCTTCGCCTGCGTCAAGTTCAGAACTGCCTGGGCAGCCTTCTGCATATCGCTCGGGACCGTCAAGGCGGGGATGCGTGCCTTCGCAACCTCAATCGCCTTGTTGAGCTTCTCTTCCATCGGGTTCTACCTCCGAATTTACTAAACGCGGTCGAATCAACTCCCACACCCTTTTTGGCACATCTGCCGAAATAACTTCCCAGCCATTTACCATGTGGCTATAGAGTGCTTCTGACGAATAAACTGTCTTTTTCTCTTCGGCCAGCATCATCGGGTTCTACCTCCGAATCACCATAGATTGCGAGAATCACTTCTTCACAGTACCGCTTGAACTGTCGGTCGCGTTCTGCCCTCCACGGATCCAGTCTCTTGTACGCCTCACGAATGGCGACCATGAAGTCCGCGTTCTCTTGGTTTGGCTGCGCGATCATCAATCGGGCCCTAGCTCCGAGTTTGGCGGCAACTGGGCTATCGGCCGTGCACGACCAATGTCAGCGCTGCTCCCCAGTTGCCAAGTGGCAGCGGCAGGATTCGCACCTGCGATCCCCGGGATATGAGCCCGGCGGGGACGGCTAGACTCCCCCACGCTGCGTCAATTTCAGTACCCAATCACATCCCGAATCCCAAACCGAGGGCTACCTACCTGGGCCTGTCTCCGCTCCTGCTCCTCCCTCCACTTAAAGCTCCCATACTCCGGTATTGTGCCGTTTTCCTCGCTTGTGTCAACCTTTTCCCCTGCATTATCCCTCGAATAGACTAGCCACGTACCGCCCGCTGATATGGCACGGTCGCCATGATTTTTCTGGGTTGCACCCTTATTCTTGGTGGGCGCATGGATGATCTTGTCCCCGTCCCACTCGTATTCCCCGCATTCTGTAATCATTTCCTCCGACCGGGGGGTGTACTTGCCCATCTCCATTGCCAAGGCAAGTTTCTCGAACATATCGGCCTTGTCGGGATCTCGGCACGGCCAGCCGGCCTTGCGGCTTTGCTTCTGGGAACCATACTGGAGCACGTCACGGAAGAAGACGTTGCCGTAGTACAACACCTTGCCCACTTCCTCGGCAAACCCCCCGGAAACCCCGGAATCTTCCCATCCTAACAGGGCATTTCGCAGCCACAAGCACAGCCCGACCACTCTGCGGGCGAATGGGCGAGGCTCCAGCCCCTTGATGGCGTATTCGAGCACCTGCTCGCCCGTCCGGTCGTCCAGGGCCGACATGACCGAGTTCGACGAATAGGCCCCCACCCCGCCCGAGGCGATGTCACAGCCTGCGGTGAACGGCCCCAGCGGGGGCATGTTGTCGATTCCAGGCTTGAACCACAACTTCAGCGGGCCGTCATCCCTGGGAATAAGCCCCGTGACAGCCAGAGTTTCCGAATCGAATACCGGCTGCCCCTGCCAAACGGGGGGCTTGCAGTGCTCGCGTTTCATGCGATCGAGCAGGTCGGGGGGGAAGCATTTTCCAACGCTCCCTTTCGGGTCCATGTCGAGTTCACGGGCTATGTAACGCGGTGTGGCGCCTGGAAGAAGCCTGTGAGCGTTGTACCACGGGCTCTGGACTTTGTTTTCGGTCTTGTGCCCACGACGGGCAATGGACTTCAATTCCCGTTGGTGCGTAGCGATATACTCCTCGACCGCTTCCTGTTCCTCGGGGCGCAGCGCCTTAGCTACCCCATCATTCACGGTGTAGGCCAACCGAGAATGGGCTGGGTTATCCTTCCAGTCGAGCGTATACACTCGCTGGTTGTCGGGATCTGTTGCCGCTTCGTAGAAAACGCCCGAATCCACGCCGAAGGTCGACACAAGAAAGACGCAGTTGGCCACATGGCTCACACTGGAGAGCACCTTGTAATCGCGATTCGCCGCGATGAACTCCTCGCTTCCTGGCTCATCAAAGCAGAAAATCGACGTTCTTCCGCCACGGGCTACATCACTCGTCGCTGCGTAGCCGCTCCAGCCCGAACTATTCGGTAGGCGAATGACATGCTCCGTCATGCTCCGCTCGTAACCGTCTGGCAGCATCCACACGGGAAGCTGGTCCAGCATCCATGCCACTTTGAACATCACGGCCGAATTGTCCACGCGACTGTCTACAAGCTGTTCGTTTCGCGTGACCAGTCCGATCTTAAACCCCGGTTCCTTCAAAGCACGGTGAATCGTAACAGCAAGATATGCGACCGTTCCACCTTGAGCACGCGATTTCTTCAGTGTGAGAGAAACCGGCTGTTCTGTCTGCATCGCCTCCGTGATCGTTTCATCCATCGCCAGAATCACTGGCTCCTGATGGGGCCACAAGCAAAAAGGCTTCCGCTTGATGCGGGCGCGGGGTTCATAACACCACAGTGCGAACGCGCAAAAGAAAAGCACATCATCCATGCACGCCTGGTACAGAGCATCGCGAAACCGGGTGTCTTCCAGCGCCCGCTCGCGGCAGCGGATTCGCCAGCGGAGATTAGCGATTGGTTCTTTCGGCACAAGGTCATAATAAAGAGGGGACATGCCAGAATTGTCTGACAGATCCCCTCTTTTGTCAAGATTGACCACCTCGCCTTACTCCTCCTTCGCTACTCGCAGGTACGTATTCCCTTGAAGATCACCCATTACATCCATCCGCCCGGCCATGCGAGTTTTCTCGGACTCCTCCCAAACACCGTCGGAATTCAACTGCTGCATCACCTTGCCCTGCATCCTGTCTACGTACACCAACAAGTAGCCGTTGTCCGCAATCAGACGCACTTGCAGTTCAGCCATTTCCCCTCTCCAGTGCCTCTGCTAGTTCCATCACCTTCAACCGTGCTCTCAGGGTCGATTCCTTTATCCCGTACTCCTCCGCCCAGGCCCGTAGTGTCTTCCGCTTGCCCTTGTGCTCAATCCCGCACCGCCCGCAACTAGAAGAATGGCCGCTACGAAGATGATCGAGCCGCACCGTCACTTCCTGGCCGCAGGCACACTCGCAGAGAAAACGGCGCTTGCCCGACGATTCCAGTTCGCGGATCACCGTCAGGTCGCCATATTCGTCACCAGGAGTTACTTCGATTCGGCGCATCATGCCACTAGCACCTAATTGTTCGCAAGTTCCAGTCTATCTGCTTCATCTTCAATCGCCTGCGCCAGCAACTCGCAGTCTTCGGCAATCGACTCCATGCACGACGGAGGCATTCCACACGAAGACCGTATCTCACCAACAACTTCTTCAAACAGCCGCGCCGGGTCGTCGGAATGACGCTCAATCAGTTGTGCAATTCGCACTCTGCTCTGGTTTGATAGGGGCAATCTCATGTCAACATTTCTCCTCGTTGATTTTGTCTGTCATCTCCCTACCATACCAGCATGGCCCCGCAAACGCAAGTCTGTTTCACCTGCCGCGAACGTTCGCGAACAAACAAATGCCTTACACCGGAGTCACACCGCGATAAGGGGTCAACTGGACCGTTTTCGGGTAAAAAGAGCACACGCTACTTGACGGTTTGCGATTCGGTGTCTAAGATAGTGGCAGTGACGCACTTCAACCCCGAGGAGCCCAGGCATGGCAACCGCCATCTACGTCCGCGTAAGCACCGTAGGCCAAAACGAGGAAGGCCAGCGACGGGAAATCGAGAAATGGTTGAATGGAAACTCCGTCGACCGAAGAAACGTCCGATGGTTCATCGACAAAGAGTCGGGTGACACGCTTGACCGCCCTCTATTCGAGCAGTTGCAGAAGGCCATTTTCAACGGACTCGTGAAAACCGTCGTCGTCTGGAAACTCGACCGCCTCTCCCGATCACTCAAAGACGGCATCCAAACACTCTGCGACTGGTGCGACAAAGGAATCCGCGTCGTTTCCGTCACCCAGCAGATCGACTTCAACGGTACCGCAGGCAAGCTGATCGCCTCCGTCCTCTTCGCCGTGGCAGAAATGGAGCAAGAAACCCGCCGCGAGCGTCAGGCTGCCGGCATCAAAGTCGCCAAGGAAAAGGGTCTTTACAAAGGTCGACCCAAGGGCGCGACGAAAGCGGGCGTGAACCCGGAGAGAGCAGTCGAATTGCGGCAGCAGGGACTGACCCAAGCTGAGATTGCTCTGGCCATGGATGTTTCCGTCAGTTCAGTGCGTCGGTATCTGAAGGCGGGGTGAATCGCTTTGCCATTTTATAGCAGGGCGTTATGGGAATCGTGGTGTAGTCATAAGACACATCAACGACATCCCAACCACCATCAATCAGGCTGATAACCAAAGCGTCTGAAATCCCGACAAAGTCTTGAGCGTCATTCAACATCTATTTTCTCCAGCACTTCGGTTCGCTGTTCCAGTTTCAACAGCCGGTTGTAGAAAGAGTGCATCAGGTCACAAACGCCGCCGTGCTCCCTGCACCGAAGATCAGGCCTCTGGGGACAGGTTATCTGGTCCCGCTCGTCGGGGATCGGCCGATTCTCGTCCACCTCCCGCATCCATTCACTCTGCCCGTCCGTCATCGGAAGCCCCTTGAGTGTCATGGCCTTAATTCTGTTACAGAAGTCATGGGCAATGCAGGAGTTCCGATAGGGAACAAACCCATTGTTCTCCGTCCTGTAAATGATACCCTCATTCAATAACTCCCGTATGGCTTTCTTCACCCGGCGAGTAAGCGGTAGCGGCGTCTGGGTATGCAAACAAAGGATGAGAGCCGCAGTAACTGGGTCAAGCATCAGTCCATACTCTTTAGTTTCAGTATTCCTGCGCAGATGGCAAGGGCGGGGATGCTACAATAAATCGTCGTGCCGAGAGGATCACCAAAGCACCATGTATCAGGATCGTCGCAGAGCTTGCGCAGCATTCCGTGGTCGCAGTCAAACAGCCGCACCTTCTCCGCAGCCGCGAAGGCCGCGTTCAGGTCACGCGATGGGCGAAAACGAACCGGAGTTGATATCTCCACCTCGTGAGACTGTTTCATCAATTCGTCCCACACTCGCAAGGACACCATAACACCAGCCATCTCGGAAAACTGATGGTCCACACCAATCGCCTCCGCCACCGCCCGGTCCAGCTCCGGTCCAGCCTTGATCTCAACCATCCGGTTTTCTACTGTCATCATAACAAATCCCTCGGCTTCACCCCTATTGCCTTAGCGTACCTCAAAACGTAAGCTACTTTCGTTTCCTTCTGGCCGCGCGAACTAGTGTTCTGCGAGCCCAATCGCCTTTATCTGCTGAGCGGATCATTGCCAACTCGCCAGCAGTCACAGTCACCTGGAAGACTTTCATCACCCCCTTATCGCCGTTGTTTATCCTGGACACCAACTGCCCCTTATCGTGTAGTTGTCTTGCTCGCTCACGGCTAATACCGAGACGCCTCGCCCATTGGGCCAGTGATAGCTCCTCTCCTGCGGCTTTAACTTTTCGTGGCACGCGACTGTTGTTTATTTGAGTTAAGGGGGTTGCCCATCGACAGTTTCCGGGTTCGTAATTCCCGTCATTATCAATCCTGTCGATGGAGTATTTGTTGCCTGGTCGTTCACCCATATCCAGGCAGAACGTCTCGAACGAACGTTGCCAGCGAACACAAACACGAATCCCACGTCCCCCATAATTATGGAACCCTTTGTTTCCAGGGCTGTAGCACCTTTCGAGCATTGATCTCCAGACCGAATACAGCGGATGCGAGGCCCTTGCACGTTGGCATCCACATCCTTTGATTTTGCCGTGCCTAAATCTCCATTTGACGGGTGCAAAAACCACTCCACAGTGACACCGACACTCCAATCGCGGATTATTGCCCTGCCCCCGTCTGTCTTTTATTACCTCGACACCATGCCGAACAACACCAGTCAAATCGGCAAAACTCATGGGCCTTCACTCCTTACACCCCATAGTCTAACACCACTTTTGGTTTAGTCAAGGGTAGTCTTGACTTCTCGGGAAATCGAGTCTACAATTGCTGGCAACTGGGATCTGACAACCGAAAGGAGAATGACGTGCCCGTACAACCACCGCAGATGCCGCCCCAATTCGGCGGCCGACCAGTTCCGCAGATCGGACAACGACAGAAGCAACTCGAAACCCACATCATACAGGCCATCGGTCAGACGAGCCAGACGATGTACCTGCAACTCGCTACGGCCTACCTCGCCGGCCTGGAGGAACACCAGGAAGTCGACCTCGCCAAGATGCGGCAACGGGCCAAGGACAGCATGGCCGTCGCCAAGGCGTACTTCGAGGGGATCGGGGCCATTGAGGTGGAGGAAGAGACAGGCGATGCCGAGTAACGTCAAGATCGAACCAGGCCCAGAACTGGACCGAGCGGTTGCGGAGGTGGCTGGTGATCCGTATCCGCGAGCCCACGATTGGGAATATACAGGACTATCTGGCCACGAGACGTCCTTCTATCGGTGTAAGAACTGCGGTGACCTGGAGGCAGGCGATTGGGAGCCGGGGTATTGTCCAGACGATCCTTGCGTCAAGCCCTACTCCACCGACCCGAACGCAGCCTTCATGGCCGCGGAGGAGGTGGGGCTATTCAATCAATACGCCTACTGTAGAGCCTCTGGACAGCATGTTATCAGCAAAACCGTGCCTGTCGCGTCGTGGGGAGACACTATTGCCCATGCCCCAACCCCCACCCTGGCCATCTGTGCCGCTATTCTGAAACTGAAGGAGTCGTGATGACGATCCAGATCAAACCAAGCCCAACGGCAGACACGCGGACGTGCGACTGGAACAACGTCTCCAAACGCCAACTTATCCTGTCTAGTCTCCTCCATATCGAGAACGTGGGCCAAGGGGTGGGACACCTTGCGAGGATGCTTACCCAAGCCGCAGCCAAGCACGACTACGACAAGATCAGCGACATTGACCAGTTTCACAGCGACTTTATGACTGGTTTCGAGGAGAGAAGCTGGTGGGTCAACCATCTCATCCGAAACCGGCATCATCTCCAGAAAGACGATGGTGTTCGAGCAGACGTAAACCTGATCGACGTTCTGGAGTACATCGTAGACTGCGTAATGGCCGGAATGTCCCGCAGCGGCTCGGTGTACGACCTGCAACTGCGAGACGAGGTGCTCCAGCGGGCCTTTCAAAATACCGTTGATCTGCTCAAACGCAACGTGGAAGTTGTGGAATAAAAGAAGGAGAGGACCAAGCAGAATGAGAATCGCAATAGCCTGCGACAGACAAATCACCATCGACCTGACGGAAGACGAAGTTGTCGACGTATACATTACCGATGAGTATGTGCATGTCGAAGCGGGCGATCTCGGTGATGACGGCGACGACGATGAGATAATAGAGCACCCTCGGG